GGTGGTTCCGATGAGTATACACCAAACACCATAACTTACAAATTCCCTAACATCGTGCGGGAAGAAATTATCATTGCTCCGCATACACTTTATGAAGCAGAATCTGACCTGCGTGATGCTATCGCACGTCCCCTAGATTTCGTCATCACTGATACTCCCTACTGTAAGTTCGTTAAGAGTGATGCTTACATTTATTCCGGTTGGTTTGACAAACTGGGTGAGGAGTTTGAGTTACCTCCCGTTGTCAATATGATTGAGGAACTAATGCAAACCGTTGAGTTCGTGACTGATAAGGAAGCATCACAAATTAAGAAAAATGTTAATCGTTCTATTCGTGAGGGTTATGCACTAACCAACGACGATTTCCTGGGCAATGAGTCACTAATGCACCTCTACGGGTTGATGATAGTTTTGAAGGATGATCTTCGTTCTCAGTGTCGTCAACTTGACGGACCCGAAGCATACCTCAACGGTGAAAGAATCTCCGGTGAGGGTTATGTAATGCACAATGAGTTTGGAACATTTAAGTTGGTCAATCGTCGGTCCTTCAGTGTTGCTAACTTCAACAACAATAAGTTTGCAACAGTCTGATAATCATTCGTTCGTGATATCAGCAGTTGGGGGGTATATGCCCCCCTTATGTGTTGCCCGCCGTGCCCCCGTATATAAAAACCCCCTACTTCCCTAAGCTATAAACGACCCGAATCGACTTCTCTATAACACTCTAATAAAAAAAATTTTTCATATATAAAAACATGCGATAGGATTCAAAGATATGCAAAAAAATCCGCAGGAAAATTTAACGGTTATAGAGATCGACCCAGTATCTGGTGAGCATTATGTTGTAATACCTGAGTGGATCTGTGATGAGAACGGATGGTACGAGGGAGTAGAAGTAAACATCGAGGTCGATGGAGACTCTATCATAATTCAAAGTATTGACTAAGTATAGATAGAGTGTTATGATATTGACGTAGTTACTTACAGTTATGGCTAAAGGATTTACTGTTAAAGCAAAGGCACCCAAAAAGTCTGAGAGTACTCAAGAATGGGACTATGATAAGGCAAAGCAAATGATCAGAGGCAAGACTGTGGTCTTTTGTCTACCTGGTAGAGGAGTCTCTTATACGTATCTCAAAAATTTTGTACAACTTTGTTTTGATTTGGTACAGGCAGGAGCAAGCATTCAGATCTCGCAAGATTATTCATCAATGGTGAATTTTGCAAGGTGCAAGTGTTTGGGTGCGAACGTACTGCGAGGACCGGATCAGATTCCCTGGGACGGAAAACTAAAATATGATTATCAGTTGTGGATTGATAGTGATATTGTATTCAACACTGAGAAGTTCTGGCAGTTGGTATTGATGGATCAAGACATTGCCAGTGGATGGTACATGACTGAAGATGGACGTACCACAAGTGTTGCACATTGGATGGATGAAGATGACTTCCGCAACAATGGTGGAGTCATGAATCATGAAACGGCAGAAACGATGCCAAAACGTAAGAAACCATTTACTGTAGACTATGCAGGATTTGGATGGTTGCTAATCAAGCACGGAGTCTTTGAGCATTCTGATATGAAGTATCCATGGTTTGCACCGAAGATGCAAGTCTTTGAATCTGGAGAGGTACAGGACATGTGTGGAGAAGATGTATCATTCTGTCTCGATGCAAAAGAAGCAGGTTTTGAAATCTGGTGCGATCCTCGTATCAGAGTCGGTCACGAGAAGACAAGGGTTATCTGATGTCACTGACAAGATATACAATTCTCCATAAAGAGAAAATTCTGTATAAGAACTTGACGGAGGAAGAATATTTTGATATTATGGAGGACCTTTCGATAGAGTATTATCAGAAGGGTTCTCCAAAACCTCAAGATCTCGAAACAAAAATCATTAAATTATAAGGAGTATTATGGCAGTTCGTTCAAAGGTTGGTTTGGTTAAAGACGGTTTTATGCCGGGCAAACCGAAAAAGTCTCGTCAAGGTGAAGGTAAGAATACGAAATATGCGGCAACCTCGCGTAACTCGGCTCGTAAAAGGTATCGGGGACAGGGACGTTGAGTAAGAAACAGGAAATACTTACCTATCTTGCTCCAAGTAAAGTATGTAAGGGTGTTGGTGTTTTTGCATATATTAATATACCCAAAGATACCAATATCTTTCCTATTACAAAAGAGGATGAATGGATATTCGTCCCTTGGTCTAATGTAACAAAACGTGCCAAGAAAAAAATTAAAGAACTTACCTGCGGATCAAATAAAAAAGGATTTTATACTGATGTAGAAATCAATCGTTTTGATATTTCATATTATGTAAATCATTCTCACAAACCAAACGTTTATCATGACTCTGAAACAGGTGCATTATATGCAATGCGTAATATCAAACAAGGAAAAGAACTTCTGCAATATTATCCACCAAATGAAAGATGGTAAATAATTAAAGTTGTACTATAACAATGTTTTGTCGAATTAGATTAAAAGATACAAACTATCAGGAGGTTTCTAATTACAAACTTCTTGATAGTTCTTTTTATGATGAGTGTTTTGAGATCTACCGCAAGTATTGCGAATACAAAGATTTTGATAGTGTGATACCAATCTTTAGAGAAGAATTTGAACAAAAGAATTGTGATATTGTTGGATATTATGATGGTGATAAACTTGTGGCATTTTCTTTAGTTTATCGTTTTGATAGTTTAAATTGTGTATATGGAGATCAGTTTGCCTGGGATTATGAGAATCCTAAGTTAAGTATTGGACATAAGGCAAATAAAAATGAGTGTGCCTTATACAAACGTCTTGGATACGAATATTATTATCTTGGTGAAGACTCACCTTACAAATCTAAATTAGATGGTTACGAAATCTCGCATTTTTTTAAAACATGGCAAAATTGATAGCAAATTTACCCACAAAGAAAGTGTGGGTGAGAAGAGAATATCTTCGTGACTTCAAAGATGGTCATGGTGAATTTGTAGAAGGTTTGTGGGTATCTGCTAAATCAATACAGGGAAGAGCATTCTACTTTGAAACTTATCTACCTGAATATGGTGCTATGTTTGATAAACTACCCATATCCGCATTTGTATCAAAACCAAAGAAACCAGATCCTGATATGGACCTTGTGAATCTTCAATTCTGGAATTGTATGGACTATGATTTCACTGTCATTCAGAAACAGTTCGTGGCACCAATGGAATGGGAGGTTAGAACAAGACACTTTGGTAACATCAAAGGCACCTACATCTGTACTTTAGATAACTACCATGGAGATTTTGATCAGATCGATGCATCTACCAGTGAACTTCCTGATGAACATAAGTCATTTAATTTAATTGAACTGAGAAATGGGCAATTTTGTTTATATCCAAACAACAGATGTCGCATATATGACACCTCTATGACACCTGATCCAGCTAAAACACCCGACTTTAAGGTATCAACTCGCATTTTTCAAACTGAAAACGATGTCAATTGGGGCAGATTAGGTGATTGTGATGATTATTTCTGGACAACACCTGATGAAAGACAAGAAAATTAAGCATGTTCGGAAGTGGATCCGCAATTTATCTAAAGTTAGACCAGAATTGGGAAATTTTTCACTATGCCCCTTTGCTTCAACGGCAAATTTTCTGATTGTCGAGCAAAAATTAGATGAAATTGTTCCATCTTCCGATTATGACGTTACAATTTACATTGTAGAGAACCATCATGATCCAGATTATCTCTATGATTCTGTGGATAACTATAATTTAAAGTATACAGACTATAAATTCCTCGCAGATCATAAAGATGATGACACTTTTATTAATAAAGTTCAGTCAAATAATGGAAAATACAATTTAGTTTTGGTTCAATCAAGAAAAGACCTTTTAGAATCGAGAAAAAAACTTGCAAAAACAGATTATTATAATAATTATGATGAAGATTATCTTAAAGAGGTTCTTGAAGAGGATTACAACATTATAAAAGAAAAAATAAATAAAAAATAGGGATAGCAACCCCTCAAAAAGTTCTGTTTTTTACAAACAGGAGCAAAAATGGGCAATTCACCCGTCGATAGAGACAAAAATTACATGAAAGAAGTGTGGGGAACCACAAGTTTAACTTCAGATTACTGGTCACTGCCACGAAAAACAGAAGATCCGGAAGAAAGAGTGATTCAGGAGATTATGCACGACGATCTAAAACCAGGACAGAAGAATCTTCAAGAATAAGGTATAAATAAAATTACGAAAACTCTTAAAAGATGGCAATTCAGAGGACATCAATGGCATTTAAGGACATTAGTTTGTCTTTTGAGCCTCATCCTGTGACAAAAGACTTACAAATACTTAAAAATGAGAACGCAATTCGTCGTTCTGTGAGAAATATTGTTGAAACTATCCCAACAGAGAGGTTTTTCAACTCTTTGTTGGGTTCTGACGTAAGAAGCAGTCTATTTGAATTTGTTGATTTTGGTACAGCATCTGCAATTCAAGATCAAATTCTAATTGCAATTGATAATTTTGAACAAAGAGTTGAAAATGTTAATGTTGAAGTAGATCCAATACCTGATGATAACACCTTCAATGTAACAATTATATTTGATATTATTGGACAAGAGTTTCCAACACAAGAATATTCATTCCTCTTAGAGGCAACAAGATAAAATGCCTTTTACCAAGTTTACAAATCTAGATTTTGATCAGATAAAAACTTCTATCAAAGACTATCTCCGTGCAAACTCTACATTCACGGATTTTGACTTTGAGGGTTCAAATTTTTCTGTCTTAATCGATACGTTAGCATATAATACTTACATAACAGCATTTAATTCTAATATGGTTGTGAATGAATCCTTTTTGGATTCTGCAACACTTAGAGAAAATGTCGTATCTCTTGCAGGAAATATTGGATACCTACCACGTTCTAGAACAGCATCA